GATAGATGGGGTAACAGCTACTACAACAGAATTAAATTATTTAGATATATCTACATTAGGAACAGCAGAAGCATCTAAAGCAGTAACCACAGATGCTAATAATGATTCTACTGGTATGAGAAATCTAACAATCTCAGGTACTATGACAATAGGTTCTAATACAGCAACAACTATACAAACTGTTTATCCTGTAGGTTCTATTTATATTAATGCAGCAGTATCAACGAATCCTGGCACACTATTAGGATTTGGAACTTGGGCAGCATTTGGTACTGGTCGTGTTATGGTTGGTATAGATGCTAGTGATAGTGATTTTGACACAGCACAAGAAACTGGTGGTGCAAAAACACATACATTAACCACTTCTGAAATGCCAGCTCATACACATAATTCAGATTTTTTTACTGGTGGTAGTTCTGTATCAGGTGTCAGTACATCAGGTAACTATGATGCACAAGCAAACGCAACCAGTTCTACTGGTGGTGGGTCAGCACATAATAATGTTCAACCCTACATAATTGTATATATGTGGAGAAGAACTGCATAATGGCAACTTTTCAAGCAGGGCCACCTAAAGGAGTTGTTAAAGATACAAACAATTTAGCAATATCACCTGAGTTTTATTCACACGCAAATAATGTAAGGTTTGAAGATGGTGCAGCTAAGAAATTTACAGGACATGATGCAGTATTTACAGCACCAGCAGTAGCACCTTATTTTCTAATCAACTGGACAACTGGAACAAATTCTTATTGGTTTTATGGTGGTGCAGCTAAATTATATAGAACAGATGGCTCAACAAATTCTGATTTTACTAGAGCATCAGGTGGAGATTATTCGCTTACAGCAACTCAGAATTGGATAGGTATTGTTTATAATGGTTTAGTTATTTTAAATAATGGTGTAGATGACCCACAATGTTTAGCCACCACAGGTGCAAGTAAATTTACTGACTTAACAAATTGGCCAGCAAACACAACTTGCAAATCTATGAGAGCATTTGGTAATTATCTCATAGCTTTAAATGTAACTGAATCATCAACTATTTATGCTAATAAAGTAAGATGGGGAGATGCAGCAGAAAACTTTGCATTGCCTTCTACTTGGGTAGCAGCAGCAACTAATGATGCAGGTGCAGCGACAGTAGGTGATGAAGGAGATTTTATAGTAGATGGATTACAATTAGCAAGTGCATTTATTATTTATAAGGAACAATCTATTTGGTTAGTAAATTATATAGGTGGTAATCTTGTATTTAGTTTCAAGAAACTCTTTAGTGATTCAGGTATATTGTCTAGGAATGCAGTAGCAGAATTTAACAATAAACATTTTGTAGTAACACAAGGTGATTTGATAGTACACAATGGAGTATCAAAACAATCAGTCGCAACTAATTCAATAAGAAGGGAATTATTTGATAATATAGATTCAACAAATTATGGGAAAACTTTTGTTTATCATAATAAACAGAAGTCAGAAATGTGGGTTTGTTATCCACAAATTGGTTCAACAAACTGTGATAAAGCATTGATTTATAACTATGTTAATAACAGTTTCTCTTTTAGAGATTTACCTGGCATACAACATATAGCGAGTGGGATTGTTAATCCTGGTTCAGCAACTGTCGTTTGGTCAGGCCAATCACAAAGTTGGGAAGTATATAGTACCACAGATAATTGGGGTGAAAGAGGTTATAACCCAGCACACATGAGTACCTTAATGGCAGGAACAGGAGATACTAAATTTTATAGAGCAGATTATGGTGCAGATTTTGCAGGTTCAAACTTTACAATGACACTAGAGAGAAAGGGATTAACCTTAGATGGAAATACGAATACTGTTAAATCAGTAAGAAAATTAACACCAAAAGCAAAGGGGACAGGTGCAGCTAATATATTTGTAGGAAGTTCTATGTCGCCTAATGGTACATATACTTATACAGCAGCACAAAGTTTTGACCCCAATTCACAGAACAAAGTTGATACAAGAAGTACAGGTAAATATATAGCAGTTAAATTTGAACAAACCACAGATAAAGAATTTGAACTTAATGGTTATGATTTAGAATATGAGATATTAGGAGAAAGATAGTGCCAGGAAAATTAATAGAACTGATATATAAGGGTGGAAAGATAATAGCCAAAAATAAAAGAGTTAAAAAATTTACTGATTCATTTTGGAATAATACAAAGAAACAAAATGAAATAATAAAAAAAAATAAAATAGCAAGAGATAAACTTAATAATCCAAAAAAGGATAAATAATGGCACAAGCACCAAAATATAACCCCAACCCTGTACCTGATAATACTGAAGATTTACCTAGATATATATTTGATGAATTATTAAGACTACAAGGTGCTTTAGAAGAAAACCCAGTAACTTATATTGAGGTTAAAAATGCAGCACCTAGTAGAATTAAACAAGGTGATATCGTTTATGCTGATGGTTCTAATTTTGACCCAGGAAGTGGAGAAGGAATTTATTTTAGAAATGCAGCAGGTAGTTGGGTGAAACTATGACTACATTTCTATCGGGTATTCCAGCAAATGGTGTTGATGAGGTATGGGAACAATGTGAATCTTTTATAGAGTTAGCTTCTAAAAAAGGGCAGCGAGAAATGACAATAGAAGATATACGAAATTTCTGTAAAGATAAGACCATGCAATTATGGGTTGTTCATGATGAGAAAGCAACAATACAAGCTGTCGTAACTACACAAATTATAGATTATCCAAGAAAAAAAGTATGTAGGATTATTTCTTTAGGTGGAAAGGATATGGATAAATGGTTAGATTCTATAAGGATTATAGAAGAATGGGCAGATGCACATGATTGTGTAGCTATGGAAACTTTTTGTAGGAAAGGATTTATTAAGAAATTGGAGAAATATAGTTATGAACAAATATATGCAGTTCTTGGGAAAGAACTTAAAACAATACATTAAAGGAGAAAGATAATGGGTGGTGGAAGTAACACAGTACAAAAAGCAGACCCTTGGTCAGGGCAACAAGCCTATTTAACTGACTTATATAGCCGAGCCCAAGGCCAAATACAAGCAGGGCCACAACAATTTTATCCAAATAAATTATATGCAGACCCAACAGAAACACAACTTACTGCTGAAGAGATGGCAAGACAAGCAGCATTAGGTGGGCAAACAGATTTAGCAGGAGATGTCACTGCTGCTTCAAGATTTGGTTTAATGGCACCACAAAATTTATCAAATAATCCTTATATTGCAGATGCTACATTAGCAGCACTAAGACCTCTTTATACTCAAACACAAGGATTACTACAACAAGCTAGACGAGATGCAACAGGTGCAGGACAACTTGGTGGTGATAGACAAGGTATATTAGAAAGCAATGTTATAGGAAATTATCTACAAAGAGCAGGTGATATCACTTCACAAATGTATAGTGGTGCTTATCAAGATGCTATGAAAACACAGCAACAAGCGATAATGTCATCACCACAAGCATTCCAAGCAGGACTTGCACCAGCACAAACATTAGGTGCAGTAGGTGCTACAGAACAAGCAAGGGTACAACAAGCTATAGATGCAGCAAGGGCTAAGTTTGAGTTTGAACAACAAGCACCAGGAAGAGCATTAAGTGATTATGGCAATATTGTAGCAGGAAGTATGTTACCAGGGCAAACATCTATATCAGGTGGCGACCCATCATTTGGACAAAAAGCAATCGGTGCAGGGCTACTAGGAGCAGGTACTTATGGTGCAGTAGGTAGTGGTATGCTTGGTGGAACAGCAGCCGTGCAGGGTGGAGCAGCAGCAACAGGATTAGCAGCAATGGCAGGGCCAATAGCATTGGCAATAGGTGCAGCGAGTTTATTTAGTTAGGAGAAATTATGACTTTAGGATTATTTAAAGATATAACCAACTGGACTTTATTTGAAACTGATGAACAAAAAAGATTCAGGAAGAATAAAGAGTATCAAGAGTTTTTAGCTAAAGCCCCTCTAGCTAGACCTGAAGTGGCGCAACAAGCAGAAGATTATATAAAAAGAGAAAGAGGGAAATCACTTGTTGAACAAATGCCAGGCACATCTTTGCTTGATATATTAGCTGGTGCTAAACCTAATTTAGCATCTACTGTAACAGCTATGCCTTATGGTCGAGAACAAGCAGACTTTCTTAAAAAACTCGCAACAACACAAAGAATTGCTAATCCAACAGCTAATAATGTTGTAGGCGATATATATAATTTAAGCAGAACAGGTGGAGGAGGATTTAAAACACCTGAAGTAGCAAAAGAAGTAGCAGGTACAGGCACAGGGGGTGGAAACTTAATGAGTATGTTACCTTATATGATGATGATGGGAGGATTAGGTAATACTCCACCAACCATTACACCAAGTATAGCAACTCCAGGAATATCAATACCAAGAACTGGTGATGTTTATGCAGAATATTGGAGAAGAAATCGAGGCCTAGCATAGGAGAAATTTATGGCAATAGATGATGAAGTATTAAAAAATTATATTAAAACAAAAGAAGCAGAAGCAGCATTGGGTTCTAATGATATGTTAGCTGCTATACAAAGTGCTATGATGATGAGGTTAGGTATCGGAATTATGAGGCAAAGGCAACCTGGAGAATCAGGATATGATGTCGCAGCAAGAGCCATAGATGATACAGCAAAACTATCAACAGATGCTGTAACGGCTTACGCAGCATACGCAAAGTCTGTTGGTAAGTCAGGAAAAGAATCAAGAATTAAAGCTAAAGACGCAGCAACAATAAGAAAAAATATATACTATGAGATGGACGCAGCTACAGGAACTCAGAGCCAAAAAATTCCTCAGTTCACACCACAGGGAAAAATAATAAATCAACAAGGAGAAACTATAGAACACGGCTTTATCGTACCATTCCCTTCAGAAGAATTATTTAAAAATCATCTATTAGATATATATACACAAGATAATGGCCCAGTTCTTTTAGATAAAATTAATCAGCAACATATAACAGCTTATCACAGAACTCAGGGTAACTGGGAATGGAAAGATACTATTAGAGAGTTACAGAAAAGAGGGATTATAGATTAATGCCTGAATTAACAGAAGAAGAAAAAACAAGTATATTCGATACAGCACCTACAGTAAGCCCTACCCCTGATGATATAGGTAAAGTCTTTGATAGAACAGGATATGAAGCTATTGATAATGACAATATAGCAGTAGAGTATAATGATTTATCAGGTATGACAGAAAAAGAAGCATTAATGTTTGCTGGTGCTATGGGGGCACAAGATACTTATAGAGGTTTGTTTCAAATGGCTGAAAGAAACGAAGAAGCAATGAAGAGAGACCAAAAGAAACTAAATGCCATTCTAAGAAATAAAGATTATGGAGGAAAAGCTTTAGCTGCATATGCTGGTGGGCTTATAGTAGACCCTGCTGGTTGGATTATACCAATAAAAAAAGCAAAAAGTATGGCAGAATTAGTAGGGCATGGCATAGCTTGGGGTGGAACATTTGGTTTTGCAGGATATGTAGATGAAGATGGTGGGTTGAATAGAGTAGAACAAGCAGGAATAACGGCTGTTGGTGGTGGTGTCCTTTCAGGGGTAATAGGTTTAGCAGGGGCAAAAAAACTTGGGTTTGGTGTAAACCCTAAAATCACAAAAGAAATGTTACACGCAGATGCTGATGAACTTTATCGTATAAAAGATATAGATGAAGTTCAATTAAGAGAAATAAAAGAAGGTATAGAATTAACAGCTTTAGATAAAGCATCAGTTAAAAATTTAAAAAGCCACGTAGATTTACTAGCAGGGGAAAAGACAGCTTTTGGTACACCTAAAGGTGAGAATATTATTGATTCTTATAATCGTTACTATACTAGACCAATGTTTGAGAACATGAAAAAGAATCCATTAGCTTACGCATTAGGGGGTATTGCTGCTGTTGGAACATACAAATATGTAGAAGAGAGTACAACGGCTTCTCAATTTATAGGTAACGCATTTCTTACAACAATGGCTTTTCTAACAGGAAAAAAATTAGCCAAAAATAAATATTGGGACTGGGACGAATCTAAATATGGTAGGGAATTAATGAGACAAATATACCCTAAAGCAGTTCAGGATAAAACATTTCTACAAGGAGACTATGCACATTTAAGAGGAGTACCTGCTGTATATAGAACAAAATTTAGAGATATAATACAGCAGGTAGAAACAAAACTATCGCCTGATGAACAAAAAGCATTTTTTAATTTATTTATTGGTGATTTAAATGCAGATGAACTTATAAAAATATCCAAAGGGCAAAAAGTATATACAAAAAAGATTATAAAACCCAAAGATGCTAAGAAAGAAAAAATAACAAAAGTACCTTTAGATGAATATTTAGGCATTAAAGAGTTACCATTATCTAAAAATATAGAAACAATAATAAATTTAAATGAAAAGGGAAGGAAGGTGATGAATGAACTTGGTGCAGATTTGGTACACTCAGGAATACTTGATGGAGATGAATATTTAACCTTTATGAATAGCTATCTTCATAGGTCATATGAACATGTTCTGAATTCAAAAGGGGCAAAGGCAGCAGAAAAGTTCAGAACAAACTTAGGTGAAATTAAAGGAGAAGGATTAAAACATAGAGGCCACACCAAATTTTATAGAGATGAAGTAAGTATGGCTAAATATATTAAAAGCCAAGAAAAACTCAACAGAATGGATAACCAAATAAAAAATGCTTATGGTCAAAAATATACAAAAGAAATGGAAGCTAAATCTCCTACATTTAGGTTCACAGAAGAGGGGAAGATAGGAAAATATATTAATAGAGTACAAGAAGGAGACCCTAGATATATAAAAGGTAAAAAGGATTTAGACCAGCCTTCTAACTGGGGAATTACTATTAAAAAAGACCCATACGGCAAAGGAACTTATGGAGTAACAACACAGATGACAAAAGAAATGAGACAGGCTATGGCAGAAATAGAAGATTTAGCTTATAACCTACAAAAAACAATGGAGGTAACTTTAACAGATGCTGGGTTAGGAAGTTTTTATAAATTCATAGCTACTAATCCTAGTTATAAGGGTTCAAAAGTGCTTAGTAGAACACAATATAGAGAGATTAGAAAATCAGAAGGGGCTTCAAGAAAGCAAATAGATGAAGATATGCACTCAGATGAAGTAATTATAAATGGGAAAACATTTGCCCATGTAGCTAATCAAAAAGTAAAAGATACAACAGTAGCAAAAAAGTATGGAATGTTATCTGATAAATTTGTAGAAGAAGAAGTGTTCAACAATATAAAAGCAATCCATGGGGTAAAAGATATAGTTAATAACGTTGTAGGGCATGATACAAAAGGGTATAAGGCAGGTCAGGCTTATATGACTGGCCTTAAACTTTGGAAAGAAACAAAAACAACTTTAAATCCTGTTGTACACTCTAATAATTTTCTATCAAATGTTCCAAACTATTTTCTTGCAGCAGGTTTCACTAAGAACTCAGTTCACCAATTAGCGAAAGGTTTTAGTGATATTCCATATATGTTAAAGCACATGAGAGGAGAGATTGCTTATGAAGATTTGCCTAAGAATATGCAAACTATGATAAAGCAAGGAGTATTTGACCCTGACTTTGTAAGCCAAGAATTATTACAGTCAATAGATGTTGATGAGATTGCTAAAATATATAAGTTTAATCCGAAAGACTTTGAAAGTGTATCAGGTTGGACTGATTTAGGGGCAGCAATATCTAATAAAACAAAAGCATACTTAACAAGTAATGAAAGTTTGGTTACTAAATTTAGAGATTTTGCAAAACAATGGTATCAAATTGAAGATAGGATATTTAGATATGCTTTATTTAATGAAAGAAAATCAATAGGTTATAGCGATTTTGCAGCATCACATGATGCTATAAGATTTTTTGTAGATTACAATATTCGTTCACCTCTCATAAATAGCATTAGACATTCCCTTGTACCATTTTTATCTTATTCTTATGGAATGTTACCTAATATGATTGAACATACAATTACGAGACCTGATAGATTAGCAGCCATAGGTGCTGCGTTTTGGCTTATGAATGATGCTTCAACTAAATGGGTAGAGAGTTCAAGAAATTTAGAAGAAGCTGAGAGAGAACTCATGCCTGAATTTAGACAAAAGACAATGTTTAGTTTACCTTTTATGCCTTATGCAAATGTAAGATTACCTTATGATGGTAGAAATGGTGGGGCTAAATATATAGATTGGTCAAGAAAATTACCAGCAGGTGATGTCTTTGCTATGGGAGGAGATACTCCAACAGCCGTACCTAGTTGGCCTGCATTTTTACAGCCTGGTGGCCCAGCACTTGAATTCGCTACTAAGGTATTAGGTGGTAGAGATGGTTGGTCAGGGCAACCATATAATAAAGTTAATGACGGTGTAATTTATAGATTGGGAGAGTTTGCAAAGGGTTTCGTTCCTAACATTCCATTTCCATATAGCGATACTCCTAGCACAAATAGATTAAGAAGGGCATTTAAGTCTGAACAACCTAGTTTAAAAGACCCATTAAGCCCTACTGAAGCATTTTTTAATTCAGTAATAGGGACAGTAAACACAGCAGATATTGGAAGGCTTACTACAATAAAAGGAAAAGCAAAAGCAAGAATAATTAAAGAGCATACAGATGCGAGAAAACAAGCAAGAAAGGATTTTGCTGATGGTAAGCTAACAGATATAGAATTGTTTGAAAGAATCAAAGAGATTGAAGAAGAATTATCAAAAATAATACATGAAGAACACAGGATAAATAAAAAACATTTCTTTGAAAAGATAAGTGATGAGGTTTTTGGAGATTAAATTATGATACCTATGGAATTAATCTCAATGCTTGGCTCAACTGTACTTGGTGGTGTTATGTCTATCATGGCACAAAAAGCACAAGCCGAAGCTGAAAGACAAAAGATGTTAATGCAACGAGCAGAATTTGCAGCTAAACAAACAGATAAAGCAAGAGAAATTAAAGACCCACACACTAAACATACTAGAAGATGGATAGCTTTAATGTGTGTATTTTCAATTATAGTTGTACCAATCGTTGCCCCAATCTTTACTGATGTTAATATCGCTTATCAGATAGTTACTGAAGCTGATAGTGGTTGGTGGATATTTGGCTCAAGTTATGAAACTTCTTATTTTGAACAAGGTAACACAATTTTTATAACAAACTTACAATCTCACACAATATTTTCAATTATAGGACTATATTTTGGTGGCTCACTTACTAGGAAATAAATATGTATTACAAAGGTATTATAGTATTAATAGTTA